CCGATGCGGCCGACGCCGCGCTGTCTCAAACGTCCAACTGCCGGATCTACGTGTCCACCCCCAACGGTGCGGGCAACCCGTTCTACCGCCGGGCGCACGACGGCAAGACCAAGAAGTTCATCTTCGACTGGCGCGACGATCCCCGCAAGGACGAGGCCTGGTACGAGAAGCAGAAGCAAACGCTCGACCCCGTCGTGCTGGCGCAAGAGGTTGACCGCAGCTACACCGCCTCGGTGGCCAACGCATTCATCCCGGGCGAGATTGCCCAGGCCGCAGCCCGCAAGGGTCCGGCCGACATCATGGCCTACGGCCCCGTACTGATGGGCATCGACGTGGCCCGATTCGGCGACGACAAGACCTGCTTCACGTTCCGACAGGGCAGGGTGCTGCTGCGCCAAGTCATCTTCGGTGGCATGGACGTGGTGGACGTCGCAGGCAGGGCCAAGGACGAGGTCCGCGCCATGCACGGCGACGTGGCCCAGATCGCGGTCGACACCATCGGCATCGGCTCCGGCGTGGCCGACATCCTGCGCCGCGACTTCGGCGAGATGGTGGTGGACGTCAACAGCGCGCTGCGCATGGGCGACGGCCAGAACTACAACCTGCGCGCCAAGATGTGGCGCGAGATGCGCGAGTGGCTCAAGGCCGGTGCATCCATCCCCAACGACCCCGACCTGGTCACCGACTTGACGGCCCTGCAGTACGGCTACAAGGGCGGCGACCTGCTGCTTGAGAGCAAGCAAGACGCCAAGAAGCGCGGCATCAAGTCACCCGACCGGGCCGACTCGCTGGCGCTGACGTTCGCCGTCCCACCCAAGAAGGCCAACGACTGGCAGGTGCCCGTGCACCAGTCGGCCGCGTGGGAAGCCCTCGACGAAGTAACCGGATATTGAGAGAAGCACCATGAACCCAAACGACTTTCCAGAAGATGTGGCCATGATGGTCGGCGACGACGTCATGACCAAGGAGCAGTACGACCAGCGCACCAAGCAGGAGGTCGAGCAGCTCTACGGCGTGTTCGTCAAGATGCGCGACAACTGGGTGCAGCACCGTGCGACGGGCGACGTCGAGAAGCGCTGGCGCAAGAACGCGCAGCTCTACTTCGGCGAGCACAACAACTCGACCGGCGAGTTTGAGAACACCCTGCGCAACGGCCCGCCCGCCCGCAAGATGACCGAGGGCAACCGCTCCCGCGTCGTCATCAACATCGTGCGCCCCAAGGTCGACCAAGCCGTGGCCCGCATGTGCGAGATCCTGTTCCCCGTGGACGATCGCAACTGGGGTCTGAAGCCCACGCCGCTGCCTGAGATGGCCAACATGGTCGGCAACGAGGCCGAGACCGTGGACCCACAGACCGGCCAGCCCACCGGGCTGACGGCTGACCAGGAGGCCAAGGCCATCATGGAGGCCGCCAAGGAGGCGGCCGAGGGCATGGAGCGATCAATCGACGACAGCCTGACCGAGTGCCGCTTCAATGGCGAGAGCCGAAAGGGCGTTGAGGACGGCGTGCGTCTGGGCACCATGGTCATGTACGGCCCGTTCCCGGCCCGCCAGACCAGCAAGGTGTGGATTCCCCAGGCCGACGGCACGCAGGTGCTGCAGATCAACGAGTCGATCGTGCCCGCCAGCATGCGCTGGGACCCGTGGGACACGTTCTTCGACCCGTCCTGCGGCAACGACCACCAGCGCGGTCGCGGGTTCTTCCTGCGCCGCAACGTCAACCGCAAGGAGCTGCGCGCCCTGGTGGGTCTGCCTGGCTACGACGCCGAGGCGATCCGCGAGGTGCTGCGTGCACCCGCCACCCGCGTGCGCGTGGCCGAGGGCCGCATCCTGCGTGACCAGGTCCGCGAGGACTCCTACGAGATGTGGACCTACCACGGCGAGATTGAGCCCGAGGAGATGGAGCTGCTGTCGTCCCGCACCGAGGGCGACCCGCTGACCGACGTCACCTTCGGCGTGCTGGTCATCGTCAACGACAAGATCATCGGGGCCATGGACTCGTGGGTGGTCGACAAGACGCTGCCCGTGGATGTCTGGAACTGGCGCAAGGCCGACGACACACCGTTTGGCTACGGTATGCCGGACGAGCTGGAGCACCAGCAGCGCGTGGTCAACAGCGCCTGGCGTCAGGTCATGGACAACGGCAAGACCTCGCTGGGCGGCCAGATCGTCATGAAGAAGGGCATGATCGTCCCGCAGAACAACAGCTACGAGATCACGCCCAACAAGATCTGGCTGGCCAAGGACGACCTCGACGACGTGCGCCAGGCGTTCAGCGTCTTTGAGTTCAACAGCCACCTGCAGGAGCTGCTGGCCATCGCCCAGGCGGCCATGTCGTTTGCCGACATGGAGACCAGCATGCCCCAGATCATGGGCGGCGAGAAGGGCAGCGCGCCCGAGACCGTCGGCGGCATGGTCATGCTCTACAACAACGCCAACAGCGTGCTGCGCCAGCGCGTGAAGCTCTACGACGACAACGTCACCAAGCCCCACATCGCCCGCTACTACGACTGGAAGATGGCCAACGATCCAGATCCGAAGATCAAAGGCGACTTTGAGATCGACGCCCGTGGCTCCACCGCCCTGATCGAACGCGACATCCAGAACCAGGCCCTGCTGAACCTGGCCAGCATCACCAACAACCCGCGCTACATCCCGCACCTGCGCGAGCGCGAGGAACTGAAGGCGATCCTGAAGGCGTTCAAGGTCAACCCAGAGGAGCTGCTCAAGCCCGAGGACGAGGTCAAGCAGGAGATGGCCGCCCAGGCAGAGCAGGGCGCACCGCAAGACCCCCGCGTGGCCATCGCACAGATGACCATGCAGGCCAAGCAGATGGAGATCGAAGACCGCAAGGAGCAGCGCGCCGCAGAGCTGCAGCTTGCGCAAGAAGACATGATGGTCAAGCGCGAGAACATCGCATACCAGACCGAGCGCGAGCGCTCCGAGTCCGAGCAGGCCATGGTCGAGCGTCAGTTTGAGCGCGAGATCACTCTGGCCAAGATGGAGTCCGACGGCCAGATGACGCGAGAGGAACTGGCGCGCAAGGAGCGCCTTGAGCTGATCAAGCTCGACGACTCGCGCCAGAAGTTCTCTGCCGAGATGGCGATCAAGACGCGCATGGGCAGCGGCATCTAAATGGCTCTTGCACCAACTATCACAATGCTGGTATTATCTCGCCCGGGTCAGTGCGATTTGCAGTTGCCTGTCCTGTGTAAAGCCATTGATTGGGCACCCCTCACCCGGGTGCCCTTTTTTATTCCCGGAGACCTTGCTTGAAACCCGAAGACTTCCGCAGCGCAACGTGGAAGCGACTGTCGCAGCTCATTGCAGACCGCGTCGATGAGCTACGACAGTTGAACGACAACCCGTCGTTTGGCCCAGAAAAGACAGCCCTGATCCGAGGTGGGATCAGTGAGCTGAACAAGATTCTCAGCCTGGCCGATGAGGCCAGCCTGAGTCCAGCAGTCGACCCTGATGAACTCACCAGCGTCGGCGATCCCGGTCAGCAATGACCAAAAGAGAGACGACCACCGAAATGAACGTACAGGAAAAAACCAACCGGCAAGACGAAGCACAAAAGATCTGGGATCAACTCGACGCAGAAGACTCTGGCCGCGCGCAGCCAGTTTCCGAGAGCAACGATGATCCGCATGAGCAGCAGCCCGCTCAGGCTTACCCCGCTGACCCCGCACCCGCCGCATTGGCCGATGCACCCCAGGGCGGCGACGAGGAAGCACCGTCGGGCGAGCAGGCACTCATGGACAAGATCTCGGGACTTGAGACCATGCTTGGCCAAGTCACGCAACGTCTGCGAAATGCAGAAGGCCACATTGGTGGACTGGGCAGCCAACTGAAGCAACAGGTTCAGGCGGCTCAACAGGTCACCGCGAAGGGCGGCGAAGCACCCACTGCAGGAGAGATCCGCGCAGCGCAAGCCAACCCCGAGAAGATGGACGCCTTGAAACGCGACTACCCAGAGTTCGCGGACGCGATGGAATCGGCGCTCAACGAGCGGCTGAGTGCATTGGAGCAGCGCCTCGCGGCGCAGCAACCCGTGCAGCAGCAGCCCGGCATTGGGCAAGAGGAAATCTCCCGTCTGCGCAGCGAAATGTCAGTCGAGATTCGGCACCCCGGATGGCAAGACCGTGTACAGACGCCTGAGTTTGTTGGCTGGCTACGGCGGCAACCCAGAGAAGTTCAGATGCTCGCGGCGAGCGAAAGCCCGCAAGACGCTGTACGGCTCCTGGACCTGCATAGCGAGGCATCGACTTCAGTCACGTCACAAAGAACGCAGCGCCTGGCGTCTGCTGCAGCGATCCCCTCGGGGCGATCTGGCTCAAACACCCGAGCCAAGGCCGTCGAGGACATGACGCCGCAGGAGTACTGGGCCTACTTGGACCAACTTGACAAGCAAAAGGCTTAATCATGCAAACCTATTCCCTCGTTCCTTCGCGGAACCTCATCATGGCCGAGCGCGAGATGCTCAAGCACGCCATGCCCATCAAAGTGTTGAGCACCTTCGGCACCAAGAAGCAGATCCCTCAGAACAAGACTGACACCGTGGTGTTCCGTCGCGCTCTGCCGATCGACGCTGGCACCAACGGCGCTCCTTCCATCACCACCAGCAACTACCTGCTGCAAGAAGGCGTCACGCCCGGCTCGCGCACCATCAGCTACCAAGACGTGCAGGTCACCTTGCAGCAGTACGGCGTGCTGATGAAGCTGTCGAGCAAAGCCGAATCCATGTACGAGGACGACATCCCCGGCGACATGGTCAAGCTGGTCGGCGAGCACATGGCCTCCATCGAGGAGTTGATCTCTTACGGTGTGGTCCGTGGCGGCACCAACGTGGTCTACGCAAACGGCACTGCCCGCACTGCCGTGAACACGACCATCACGCTGAACAAGCTGCGTCAAGCCGCTCGTCAACTTGAGAGCGCGCACGCTCAACTGGTGACCGAGAAGCTGGCCTCTTCGGTCAACTTCGGCACTGCCCCTGTGGAACCTGGCTACCTGGTGTTCATCCACACCGACATGGAAGCCGACGTTCGTAACCTGGCTGGCTTCGTGCCCGTCGCTCGCTACGGCTCGCAAAAGCCCGTGCACGAGCGTGAAGTCGGTTCGGTCGAGCGCTTCCGCATCGTGACCAGCCCCTACTTCAAGCCCTTCCTGTCTGCAGGCGGCACGGTCACTGCTGGCGCTTTCCTGTCCAACGGTGGCACCACCGGCACCACGGCTGACGTGTACCCCCTGATGGTGGTCGCACAAGAGGCCTGGGGCCAGGTTGCACTGAAGGGCATGAACGCCATTCAGCCGATCTATCTGCCCGCAAAGCAGATCACTCACGCCAACCCGATGGGTCAGTTCGGTTACGTCGGTGCCAACTTCTACAAGAACGCTGTGCGCCTGAACGAAAACTGGATGGTCCGCATCGAAAGCGCCGCCTCCGGCCTGTGATGACTGGGGGCTTCGGCCCCCGTCTTCCATCTCCTCTTCTTTTAAGGACTTGAATCATGTCTGACAACCAATCCCTCAACCGTGGTTTGACCATGGCCCTCAACAGCGGCGCTCTGGCCGAAGGCACTAACGCCAACACCATCCAGATCGCTGCTGCCATCAACTACGTCATCGACGGCCAGTTCTACAGCAAGGCCATCACTGACAACGTCGCCATCAGCTATGCCGGTTCGTCCGTGTA